AATGTTGAGGTGCATAATGATTAGCTGGCATAATGCCCCAAGATATGAATATGAGGGGTTTGTTTACCGCCCTGATGTCGATGAATATGATGACGGCATCAGGAAGGCGTGGCACAATGTTTACAAAGCTGGCAGGGAATATATGATGCATGCCCTGCCAGAATTTGTTATTGATGAAACGCCATACAGGTGGCTAGACTATGACGAATTCACCTACCATGTTGACGTTATGTGTAGAAATGTTTGGAGGGATTAACATGTATTGGACAGAAATCAATGTTTGGTATCAGGCAGATGGCAGAAGAGTTGACCATCTGGCCATGTTTGAGGGCGAAACTATTCGGGACTTATCTAGAAAAATTAAAAGCTACAAGCGATTTACTCTTGAGCCTATGATAATTCCAAAGGAAAAGTTTAACGAGCCTAACAATAACGGCTATTCTGGAACCGCTAAATGTCATGGTGCGGATGAAATTTTTTACGCTCCAGCCTTTGAAGTTTTTAACAGGCGAAAGTTTCATGGCTTCTATTACTTTTGGAATTGTGGAATAGACAGATACGATACCACAAGCCATTTTAGATTTAAGGATGCCAATAAACTTGAGGATCATATCAACACCCCAAAAAGGTATTGGCCATACGATCCTGAAAGCACAACTTACAAACATACTTATGGAGAAAACTAATCATGAAAGATTATATTCAGTTTGCAGGCGCGCTTTTGCTTATGTCTGTCGGTGCCGGAACATTAGAAACCGTTGGGTCAAGTGTACTGATGGGAACCCTGCTTATGTACGGCGGGGCTGCATTGCTGTGTTATGCAACCATAAATCTGTCAAGGAGGGGTTCATGAACATTGAAAAAGCCAAGGACTCATACATCAGGGAATGCCATAAAGTTGGCAAAGTTCCCCTGATCGTTAGCAGTATGACCTATGATAAAATCAGTGAGCAATACACGCTTTCCAATTCGCGTGATGGCGAGTTTGCTGATCTTTCGCCTGACGGTAGTGTTTTGCGTATGCATTGGAATGGGGGGCCTAATGCATAAAAAAAATTCATTTAGTTTTAGCAACGGCGTTCCTTTTGTGGAAAAGCCGCCTAAAACAGCCATGGGCTATAAAGACTACGGAGATGTGGTGATTGATAGGCTGCCTAAAGATTTTCCTACATATCAAGACCACAGAAAGAACGAAAGTTCAATATGCATGAACTCAGCTACATGCTTTTGGCCTGATATGTCTGATGAAAAAATATGGGATGAATAGGGGATAGACACGGCACATTGTTACAGCCATGTGGCTGGCTGGCGTAAGGCCTGTGCTTGTCGTGTCTTTTTCTCAGTACGGGTTCAGCCACATAAATCAAAAGGGGAGCGGTTTTCACCGCTCCCCTTTTTTTGTCGTGGATGGAGGAAACAGCACATAAGTGCTATTTGTTAAATTATACCCTAGTACAAACCTAGTCAACAATATTATCGAAGCATTCTACACTGGCAGCAGCATAGCCGCATTTGTCCAAATAGCTGTCCCAGTGATGTGGACTCTCAATAAGTCTGGCCGTTTTGACAAGATCCATCATGAGGCCATGATCAAGCGGTGTTATTTTTTCCCCATCTTTCAACTTATCTCCAAGATATGCATTCCATAAATTAGCAATCCTAGTCCAATTTTCTAACGGCGATCCATAATGGTCGCCCCGGGCATCAATAACGGAGCCAGCTTCTTCCAATAAAATTTTTCCTTTTCTCATAAATCACCTACTATCATGCTTTCGTTCGGAGTGCTAAAACGGCACTTCGCCATATTTTTTTGCTTGGTACGGGGTTGGCGTGTCCATAAAATCATCTTGGACGGCCTCTGAATACCTTGACGTTACAGGATTAAAGAACAATTCAGCAACCCCCTGTTTGCCGATCCAAGAGAATCGGCACTTCCATATATGAATTTCTGAGACAGCGCTATTCACTGGGTCTGGCCTGTGTACAGATAAGCCTATATCGGCCTTGGCAAACCAAGCAGCCGATCCAGATATGTCATACCCTTTTGGGGCTGGAACCTTTCCATTTGCATCACGCATCATCTTCGTGGGGTGTGCTACAAACCATAAATGAATACCATGAGACTGCGCGAACACCCTTAATTGCGTTAGCATTTCACTAATCCAGTCTGTCTCTGAAATGTCTCCATTTTTCTGTATGTAATTATATGGGTCAATGATTGCGCCCCTTACGCCGTGACGCATAACAGCAATCTTCAAACGCTCTACTATGCCCTCAATTGTCGCCATTGATCCATCATTTTGATAAAGAAAGCTGAAATGCTCCCTGACAAAAAGCTTTCCTGTTTCCAACTCTTCCCTAGACATTCTCGGCGTTACTCCGGTAAAGAAAGGCTTCGACAGGTACTTGCTTATCAGTTTAGCTATGTGTAACCGTGGCTCATTTTCAAAAGAGCAGACAGCAAACTTCCACCCCTTCTTTTCGGCCAAGTTAACCATGATTTGATCGATGAACTCAGACTTGCCAGATGAGGGGTGTCCTGTGACAACTGTAAGCTGACCTTCGACAATGCTGTAATACTCATCAACAGATTGATATCCTGTCGAGGCCCCCTTGCCCATGCCGTTATCATATATCTCATCAAGCTGGTCATAAAAATGAGAAGCATCATAAAGACCGGCAACAGGCCAAGGCACAACACCGGCACACATCTTTTCAAATGCCGCCTTTCCCTTTTTTACCAAGACATCATTCGCGTCCTTGCAGCCATCAGGAAACTCAATCTTCCAACACTTATCCTTGCCGATACGTCTGGCTATCTCCTCTGCCATTGCTTGACCAGCGCCATCATCATCTGTGGCTATGATAACGCGATTGGCTGAGTCTATCTTTTTCTTCGCATCCCAAAGAAACCTAAACTTGTTGTCGTCCTGTGGGTCTATCCTGCCGTCAACAACCTTCATAACGGCTCCATTAGGGACGGAGACAACGCTCTCAAACCCTGCCTCCATAAATGAGAGGGCGTCCATTTCCCCCTCGCAAATAAATAGGTCATCCCCAGATACGATAGATTCCGCATTGAAAAAAGATGCTGGCGCACCGTGACAGGAAAATCCCTTTTCAGATATTGCCCTGATCTTCGCTGCGTACATAACCCCCTGATTCATGTATGGGAACACAACGCACTCAACATTCTCTTTCAGAGAAGCTATGTAGTGAGTTGCGGATTTTAAATTTGCTTCTCTTGCGGTGCTTTCCGAAACCCCCCTCTTCTTTAGCCAAGATATTGTATTATCAGACAAATCATCCCATTTATGTTGAACAGCAAGAGCCACCTTGTTTTCCTTCCTAGCTGGCATGAATCTTTCCTCAAGCGAAATAACGCCTGATGATTGACAGTGCCAGCAATTGTACAAAATTTCGTTGAATTCCACCTTCAGCGATAGAGTTCTTTCACCCTTCTTACGCCTTTGTGGATTACAGATAGGGCAAACAGCCTTATGCTGGCCTTCGCCCATGCGGAGCGCAGCCCCACGAATCAGAATATCATTTTGCATTTTCAATCTCCACGACTGCATCAACGATATGCCCACAGAGCATGCCTGTCAACATGGTTTTTTGTCGTGCCGGAAAGAAAAATCACAAAGTGTTATAATATATATATATATAAATATAATCTATATACAGACTATACATAGATTATGTTTACTTTTTATCTATAAGGTCTTTTAGTTTTCTGCCTTCATATCTGGCTATTGGCACTTTCGCGCTCAGGATGTAATGAAAGTTGTTTAGCATCTTTTCGTGATCTATGTCGGCAAGGTCGCATACAATGACAAAATCATCGGTGCCTATCCATTCGGCCACGGAAGTTTTTTCCCTTATGTCATTCAGGTAGGCATCTGAGATAGCTTGGGATATTACCGCTCTCCAAAGATGACACTCTGATGACTGTTCTTGGGTTTTCCCTATCAAGCCCCCAGTAAATATTCTTCTGCTTAACTTGGCGGTCATTGTTGTAAATCTTTCCTTGCATTAAATCCAGTATCAGGCTTTCATCAAGATCCGGTCTTCGTGAAGCGTAGTATATTAGCATTTCCACGCATACATCGTCAAAAAACATTTCTTCGATCTCTTGGCACTGCTCAAGAAAATACGCGGCATATTTTCTTGCCTTGTCTGACTTGATGGAAGCTGG